ACTTTCTCTGTGTGTATAAGTTCCCAGTCATTTTCATCTACTTTTTCACCTAAACTCTCAAGTTGAGATATTAAATCATCACCCTGTTCATCATTAAAGTCATTTTTCTCTTGTGATGACAGCTTTTCACCTGTTTCTTCTTCTCTTTTAATCTTTGTTTCAATGTTATCAAGTTCTGTAAACTCAATTGGTTGTAGAGTAACAAAGTAAAGATTAAGATTTATACCATTAAATGATAACAATTCATTAAAAGCATTAATTAATAGTGTTTGGAATGGTCTAATAACAATATTATCCATTAAAACAGATGCAGTTCTTAACTCTTCTGCATTATTTCCAAAACCAGTGTTATCTTTTATACCAAGAAGTATAGGAGAAACAACACCGTGACCAATCATTATCTTTTCTCTTGACTCTTTTGCTAAAAACTCATATTGTGCGTGTGCATCTGGTAAGTTAATTGGTTCTACATTAGCTTGAGCTTCACTATCTTCATTAAAACATAAAATAAATTTACCTGCATTAGAAGACCCACTAAACTTCTCATATATTTTAGATTCTATAATTTGTTGAGCTTCATCTGATGGAATACCATTATTAAAGTTAAGTAACATTGATGGCTGTAATCCATTTTGTATGTTGTTTATGTGATAGTTTGATACTTCCTCTTCAAGTGAACAATATTGTAAACATCCTTGATAATCGACTGGAGAATAATAATAAAAACCAGCTTTATATGGTTTTACACAATATATCTCTACAGTTTCACTTTTTCTACCAAATTTATATGATGGTATTCTTTTAGGTTTATCAGATAATTTTAACTCATTCCATTTAGGATGATAATAATATGCTTGTATTTTTCCATCTTTTGCTTTTTCCGCTCTTAATGTTTCAGTAGGAAAATGCTTAAGTTGCATAATCTTTGTCTTTCTTTTATTATATACAACTTGTATTGCAGCTTGTCCAAGTAATTTTAAATCACTTACAATTCTTCTTATATCTTTATCTTGAAGTATTTGCTGCATTTGTCCAAACTGAACAGCATTGTCTTCTGAATCTGTTGCGTTTAATCCTCTACCATAAATCAAATCAGATATTCCATTCACACATCTTGAGTTTGTTGGACTACCTGTATATTTTTCTATTAGTTCACCAAAATAGTTATTGCTATCACCATATTCTACCCAATCATATCTGGTAGATTCTTTTATAGAAGGCGTTTCATAACCTGATAGGTTTATTATTTTTACTTTGTTCATATTATTATATATTTTTGGTCATCCGTATCAGTTCCAACATACTCATTATATTTATTACTGTTTAATGTGTGGTTTGTTGTATTATCTGTTTGAGATGTGCAATATGCCTTACCTCTGTATAATAAAGTACTTCCTTGTTTAAGTTCAAACGAATAACTGTTTTCTGCAGTTAAAATACTAAATGCAATAGACATCTGCAAGAAATTACCATTAGATGATAATGAAGATGTAATGTCATTTATAGTTTGAGTTTTCCTTGTACCGTCTTCTACGATAACCATAGATAAGTCACTTGCAACTGTATATGCTCGTGGAATTATACTAATTGTTTGAGATGAAGTTGTTGGTGATAATCTTATCATATCTATATAACTCAATATGTTTAATTATGTTCAAAAAAAAAGAGGCAAACTGCCTCCTTTTCTTTTAAGAACATTCTATGTTTAAGAATTAGTACCTTCAGTAATAGTAATAGTACCAGTTAATCCAGCAAAGTCTGTTGAATTAAAAACAGCTCCTCCAGTATTTGCCATAAATACAGCAGGTTTTGTTTCCATAGCTGTAAGAGTTAAAGTATATCCACTTAAATCTCCCATAGCAGCACCAGTTACAACTGTACCTCCAGATACATCTGCACCGTGTTCAAGTCCTACCATCATAAAGTTACCATTGTAATCTTCAACAGCAACGTGAGGTCTTCCATAAGCTAATAACTTTAATTCTTTATTATCTAATTTAGATAATTTCTTAAGAGTTAAGTTAAGTGTTTGCTCATAGAATACAGTTCCGTTTTCTCTTGAAGCGTTTACTGTTTGCTCTAATGATGAATTTCCTTTTACTTCGAACTTAAAACAAGTTAAGTTACCAGCTACATCACCAGTATATCCAGTAATATTAGTAATTTCTTCCCCAGTAGCGTCATCTGTTACAGTTACAGTACCTAAATCTCCGTAGTTAACGAAATAAAGATTTTTTATTCCACCAACAACATCTTTACAAGGTTCTTTTCTTCCTTTTGCGATATCACAAGCCATAATTTTTATATTTTATAAAAAAAGGCAGGTAGTATAATGCCACCTACCTTTTTTTTAGTTGAACAATTTATTTATTATGCAGTAGCGTATAATACTACTTCAGTTCCAATTCCGTGCTGAATACCAGCAGTAAATCTCATTACGACTCTTACGTTTTGAGAACCATCTAGGTCAGCCATATCAATTACTTTTACTTCGTTTTGGTCAGAAAGTAATCCTGTACCGAAGAATAAGTTTGATTTTTGAGCTGCTACAGCGTCACTGTCAGATAATCCAGGAGCGTGAACTACTTGGATACCATCAAATGATAAACCGCTACCCATATTGTACCATTGAGTACCTTGGTCGTTAGTACCTGCTGCTCCTAATCCTGAAGCACCAAATCCACCTAAAGCTCTAATGTAGTTTCTATACATATTTCCTGGTAAGTAGATAGTCATATCTTCTGAACCATATACAGTAGATGGAATTGCATCAGCAATTTTACCAAGCTCCTCTATAATGTTAGCTGCAGTAGATGCAGTACCTGTTACGTCAACCACGTCTGAATCAGCACCTAAAGTAGTGATGAATCCGTCAAACTGACCTGCAGTCGAGTTAGTACCTGTCCAAATGTTAGTTTCCATTCTTTGAGCTACTTTATCTGCTACATGAGCAATTAAAAAGTCAGAGAAAGAAGCAGGTAAGTTATCAAATGCAGAGAATCCCATTTGAGCAGCTTCCCAGTCGCTTCTAAAGTCTTTTTTACATAACTCTAAGTTCACTTGGAACTCTTCTGGAGTTAAGATTCTTTCAGTAAGAGTAAGTGTTGATGTGTCATCAAAATCACAAGTTGCGTTTTTTACGATGTCATCAGTTGCCACTTTTTTCATTACTTGTTTAAATTTAACGTTAGGTACTGTTGTAATATTCCCTTCCGCTAAAGTTTTACCTGATAATAAAGCAGCAGAAATATATTTCCCTGCAAATTCACCAGCGTAAGTAGTAGTTATTGAAGTTGTTGTTGCCATTATCTAAAAATTAATTAATTATTATTTACTTATTGCGTTTAATACTCTATTGTAAGTAGTGTTTCTGTTTGAATTAGGAGCGAACCTAACACCATCATTTTCACTTACTTCGTTTTCTGGTGAATGATTAATTGCTTCAGCAGGTTCTTCAGAAGATAGTTCTTGTGGAACTTCTTCTTTAGCATCTTCTTTGGCTTCAATCATACCTTTTAGTTTTTCTACCATAGATTTAAGTTCAGCGACTTCATCTTTAGTAGCATACTCTACAGCAGGATTCTCCTCATATTCTTTATGGTCAGGAGTGTGTTTCATTTCACTTTCCTCTTGTAGTTCTTCAGCACCTTCTTCTGCAGAATATGTAATTTTTTGCACATTAGCAGCAGGAGCTTCCTCTTTAATCTCCTCTTTAGCTTCTTCTTTTTTAGCTTTAGCTTTAGGAGCTTCTTCTTTTAACTCTACGTCATCGAAGTTTTCTTCTTCCTTCTCTGAAGTTGATAAAAGAACATCTTTGATTTTAGTTACAATTTCACTTGCTTTCATAAGATTCTTATTTATAGTTATTACTGATTAAATTTATTCTGTTGTATTTTTATACTTTTCCAACACCTTGTGCTTCAAGTGTACCATCACAACATTTTTTTGCATATGTCCTTCCATCTGGACATAAACAACCTCTTCTACTTGATTTAGGAGACGAATAACTTAATGTTGCATTTTTTCTTCTTCTCATTTTGTTGATTTAGGATGTTTAGATGGAAGTATATCGTTGTCTGTTGTATATTTAGCATTTTGTGGTCTTCCATTCTTCACTAAATACAAAAACGCATTGACTCGTGCAAATGCCCATTGTGAAGGACTATTTACTCTAGGAGAGCTACTCCTGTTAAATGCACCAAGACCTCTTTGGAAGACCGAAGCTAACATACCAACTGTAACACCATAACCTAATTTTTGTTTATATCTTTTGTTAAAGTCATCAGCTTTGTTCTGTAATGTTTTTCTGTCTTTCGCAGAAACCTTTGCTCCTCTTTTACCTTTTGCTGTACCCCTAGCTGTACCCTTACCTTTTGGGTTTCTATTAGGCGTATCTGATTTAGGTGCTTTTGGTGATTTTCTTATACCGCCTCTTGGTCCTACCTCTGCAAGTGTGTGTTGCTTACAAGGCATATACCAAGTCTGATTTTCAAACTCGTGTTCGTGTATTCCTTCGCATCCAATGTCACTTGCTATTTTTTCTGCTTGTTCTTTCGAAGCATAAGCAAGTCTATCCATTATAATTGCAAAGTCATCATTTACTTTTTCAGAATATAAATCTACAGACAACTCATCTAATCCTTTAAGTTTTGACTCTACCCAATTAAACATAGACTTACCACCCCATAATAAATAAGATATAGTACCACAAGCTTCATTATTACCTTCTTGATAATAAGTTTCTGCTCTTGATAAATATGAGTATATGCGTTTAAGAGTTGGTACTGTAAAGTTTTCACCTCTTTCTAATTGTCTTGCTCTTGTTTTACCAACAGCAGTAGCACATTTATTATTTATAGCTTTATTATATTTAATACCTCTTATTGCATTATTTTTTGCAGACTCTGGATAATCTCCGTAGGATTCTAATTCTACTTTTTCTGTTAGTGCAGCAAGGACTTCTCTCAATTCATATTCTGCGTTCAATTCATTTATTTCTTCTTTTATACTTTCTTTTGGCCTTTCCAGTCCATCAGCAAAGTAACCTTCTATAGAAAATCCTTTTACTTCTCCTTCTTTCACTGCTTTCCATACATCATCATTTAATACTTTCATTGATACCATCCAAGTTCCTTTTGGTAGGTCAAATCCATAAGCAGCAGCTTTATCTTTCTTTGGGTCTTCTATAAGCCAAGATTCTACAACAGACATATCTGATAATTCAAATGAATGTTCAAATGTAGAGTTTTGATGTTTGCTTTTAATAAAGAATAATTCAGATGCTTTCTTAACTGTCTCTTCAGAGAAATATATGTAGTAATCATTGTCATCATCATCAGCACCTTTTCTAAATATCTTCTTGTTAGGAATAAGTGCAGGACCCATAAGTATTCTTTGTTCTGCATCTACTTCAGCAAGTTTAATATCTTTATGTTCTTTTAGTGCAATAAAGTCTTCTTCTATTGCAGGATTTTCAACGATAGAGATAGCTTCAATACCACTAATCTCACTTTGCTCGTCTATAATAAGTTCTATTATTTTTTCCATATATAAATAACCTTATTGAGTTTATTTTGTTTTATTATCCAATAGATGCTCCTTCAATCGTACTACGTTCAAGTTCCTGTGCTGTTGATACGTCAGACGCTACAACAAATGCTTTTATAGGCTGTTGCTCGGCTTGTGATATTGTTTGAGCAAGTTGACTTGTCTGTGTTGCACCTACTACGTTGAAGGCTGGAGCTGAAACAGAAGTTGAACCTCCCCCACTAGAACTTACACCAGCTAAAGGACCTGATAATGCTTTTATTTCCTGTTCTGCTTTTCTTCTTGCGGTAACTATTTGAGCTATAACACCACCTATCATTGCAACATAAGCTATTGGACCAGCAACAGGACCTAATTGACTTAAAAACTTACCAATAGAACCAGTAGCATCAGCTGTGTTTTTAGCGGCATCACCTGCAATTCCAGCTAACAATGTCTTTCCTTCTAAAGCAAATTTAGCAAGCTCCATAGACATTTCTATCATGTGCATATCTCTTTCAAACTTTATTTGTCGAATTCTTATTTTTCTAGACTGCTTATCATTTTCTTTCAACAATCTATCTTTTTCTTCAGCAGTTAAATTATCATTATTAAGTATAATATCTCTTTCAGTATCTAATCTTTTTATTTGTGATTGAAAAGCTTGGTCTTGTATTTGCCCAAACTTACCAGCTTGCTGAACTATCATATCAGCTAGTTTTTCTTGAGCTAATAATCTGTCTTGTTCACCTTTCGCTAATATTGCATTTGTTCTTTCAGAAGATTCTCTTTTTGCAAGTTCGGTTTCTAGGAATTTTGTTAATTTTGTGTCTTCAGCAGCTATAAAAGCACTTACAGATTCAACTTGAGGTCTATCCATTATACCTTGAAGTTCCTTTAACTCATCTTGAAGTTTTTCTATCTGTAATGTAAATTTAGTATATTCATCTACAGTAGTAGACGTTTCATCTCTTAATTTTTTTAATGCTGATATTTGATTCTGTAAAGCTTTTACACTTCCCTCAATAATATTATTACCTCCATCACCAGTTTCTCCTTTAACTTCTGTCTCTAATTGTTTTTGAAGTTCAACAAGCTTTGATGTAGCTTCTTCTGTTTGACTAATAGTCTCGCTTACTATGTCTTGAAATAATTTATCTCTCTCTCTTCTTAAAGGATTAGTAAAACCTACTGTAGTACCTTCAATAAATCTTCTAAATAAACTAACATTATCCCTTAAAAATTTATCTACAGCTTTTGAATCAGATGGGTCAATCTCATCTATTAAAGCTTTTAACCTAAAAGCTTCTCTATTTTTTTCAACTAATGCGTCAACTTCAGCTCTTATAAGTTGTTGTTCTATGTATTTTTCAATAGCTTGTCTAGTTGCTTCAACATTATCTTTATTAGCTATTTCCTCTTCATTTAGTCCAGGTAACACAGCTGCTAATTCTTTAGCTGCATTATTTTGAGCTTCTCTTGAAGAAGTAGAATCATCTAAAACTCTAACAAGAGATAATAACCTAGCTTCTTCTGCTCTTAACTCTTGATTCGCTGATTTTATAGATTCTTTAAACTCTTTAGCAGCTTCAGAAGCTTCATTAGTCCCTCTTACAAAATCTAATATTTTATCTCCAAAAACAGTAACTAAAGATATTAAAACTTGAAATGCTAAAATTAATGCTCCACCTTGCTTTAACTGCCTTATAAGTATATCAAAAGAAGCTTTAGCACTACCTGTTTTTCTTGATAAAGTTCCTAGTTGAGAACCAAGTTGAGAAATGTTGTTAGTTACCGCTATAATACCAAAAGGAGCATCTGAAATTAATCTACCAAATTCTGTTATAGTGTTTGAAGCTAATCCCTGATTGCTAATCATGTTAGCATTAACCTGGATATCATCTCTTCTGGCTTGTGTTAAATCTCTTAATTGATTTTCAACAGCCATTAACTGTTTTGTATAAGAACTATATTGTTTTGAATTTCTTGCTGTTTCAGCTCTTTCTTGTTTTATTCTTTTTATTTCATTTAGATAAGCCTTCTCTGTTCCTTTTATTGCTTGGGTGTTCTTCTTCCTGACATTTATATTCTTCTCTGTCTCTTGAGTAAATTCAGAAAGGGCTTTCTTGAGCTTTTTAATATCTACAGCTCCGTCTCCAGTTATCTTTATGTTAATTATTATTTCTTTACCTTCCATGATATTTTCTAATTACATGAGTTTTTAATTCTTTCCAGCTTTCTGGTGCTTTATACCATCCTTTAGCAATATCTATATAAGGATTAACTCCATAAAAATTATCTGTCTTTAATAGTTCTATTATTAATTTAATCATTATTGGTCTAATTTATCTGAAGTTACATTTGTATCATCAGAGGTTGTA